TTATAATCGGGACAACTGGATACCGTATATCGCCCAGTAAATTTAGGTTGGATGCTGACCATTTACTGGGTACTCAGCTAAAACCTCAAAAAAAATTTAATTTACTCTTTTTGAGGATATAATTATGAGTAAGAATCTTGCACTAACAGCGGTAGCGGTTATTGAGTTTGACTCATTAGTTAAGCACGCATATGCTGGCATGGGATTACTTAAGCCCTCCGTAACTGTTAGAAATAATGTAGTAGGCGAAACATATAAGTTTCGTAAAATGGGTAAAGGACTTGCTAATCAAAAGTCAACTGCTGATTTAGTAACTCCTATGGATGTTACCCACGAAGTACAGACTGCAACTATGCAGAACTGGAACGCTCCAGAATACACAGATATCTTTGATCAAGCAGAAGTAAACTTTGACGAAAAGCAAGAACTAGCTTCAACTATTGCTGGTGCTTTAAGCCGAAGAGAAGATCAGCTTATCATTGATGTTATGAATGGAGCATCACCAACAACTATAGCGCATGGAAGTGCGGGTTTGACTATGGACAAGGTTGTAGAAGCGCAAGCAACTTTGCGTAAGCAAAATGTCCCTAGCACTGAGCTACACGCTGCTATAAATGGTGACGGACTAAAAGGACTTTTGAAGGATACAAAAGCTACTTCTTCTGACTTCCAAACTGTAAAAGCATTAGTATCAGGTGATATAAACACACTTGCTGGATTTGCTGTACACGTTGTCGGAACAAGAACAGAAGGTGGTTTGACTGTCACTTCTAATACCGTTGATTCATATTTTTACCATAAAGAAGCAATCGGACTTGCTATTGGTATAGAAATGAAAACATCTATTGATTACATACCAGAAAGGACAGCGTTCTTATGTAACGGAATGTTAAAAGCTGGCGCAGTAGTCAGGGATGCTGACGGCATCATTAAAGTTGAATACAAAGATAACGTATAAGGAGAACTATCATGGCTTTTTCAAGAGACGGCTTATCAAGAGTTGGTGGTTCTGGTAACTCTCGTGCAGTTTGGTTATATGCTTCTACTGACGCACCAGCAACAGTAACAGGCGCAAACTACATGGTTGATGCAATAGATGAAATATCTTTGGGTGATGTTGTATTAGTTGTAGATACAGACGGTGTTTCCGTAACGGCAACATTCTGTAAATCAAATAATGGAACCGCTATTGATTTAGCATCAGGAACCGCATTAGGCGATGCATAAGACAATGGGGGGAGTAATCCCCCCTTTCTTATAAGGATTATTATGGCTTCTAAAATAGGCTTAATATCTAATGCTCTTATATTAATAGGTGATTTACCTATTACATCTTTGACAGGTAACTCACGAGCACAGACTGTTGCAAATAATTTGTACGATAATATTGTGCAAAATGAATTAACAAAATTTAAATGGAGCTTTGCAAGAAAGAAAGCATCATTAAATCTTACGTCAGAAGACCCAGTAGGAACAGAGTGGGATTCTATTTATCAACTACCTTCTGATTTATTGTTTTTAATTAAAACAAATCCGTCTGTACCTTTTAATTTGTATGGCGATAAATTGTATTCCAATTTAAAATCTACTTTGCATATAGATTATATTTACAATGCACCAGAATCTACATGGCCTGTTTACTTTAGTAAAATGATAGAGTATGCATTAGCTATGGATTTTGCACCTTCTATACGAGATAGCGGTAGTGCTATGGATGCTAACGCAAGGCAATACGTCAATGCATCACGTATGGCTAGATATACTGATTCACAACAACATCCTGTAGAACCACTAGCAAGTAACCCATTTGTTGATGTAAGGGGCTAATTATGCCCATGTCAAAATTTTTCCAAAGTGCTTTTATGAGTGGTGAGCTATCACCTCTTATCAAAGGTAGAGTAGATATTGATCAATACTATAAGGGTATGCAAACTGCTGAAAACGTAGTTATTGTACCGCAAGGTGGATTAAAGCGTAGACCTGGTACACAACATATTGATGTTGCAGAAAAAATATTTACACCATTTGTAGGAACATCTTTCATTACATTACCAAATGGTGGTACAGCAGCTAATATAAATGACTTTACACCTAGTACGCAAAGCGTAACGACAACACCTGTAGGTAACGAAGGAACATCAGGTAATAGTGATTATATTGTTGCTTTTTATGATTTATCTAGCAAAAGTGATCGGGGCAAATTTGTTGAAATAAAAGATATAAAATTGTCAGGGTCAGGATCAGGTGTTTTTAAATTACAAATTTCAGCAGATAATGTAAGTTATAGCACATCAAAAACATTAACAGTAACAGAAAATCCACAATCTATAAAAACAAGAGTAAGTGATACTGGTGATGTTAAATATTTTAGAATAATTAGAACAGGTGATACAGGAAACTTAGCTGGCTTGCAAGTTTCAATAAGTGAGTTTAATGTGTTGTTTCCAACAACTACTGCATCTATAGCAAAAACTTTTGATTTTAGTATAGAGTCAGACAGGCATTATTTAGGTGTTTTAACAGGTGGTTTTGATACATTTGATTTTACAATAGCTACTGGCACACCAACAGTAGGCAATAGTTATACTTTAAATAGTGCTACTTACAGAGTTTTATCATTTGTAAGTGGGGTTGCAAAAGCAGAAAGAACCGCAGGAACTAATGCACCACCCTCATCAGGCACATTAGCTGGTAGCCCAACACTTACTTATAGCGCAGTAAATCATTCTGATTCGTTTGGAAATATGTCATTTTATAGAGTAAATAATGCTATGAAGGTAGCACCGCCTAACTCTATATCTATTACAGAATTTTTAACAGTTCCGTTTGCATCTTCCGAAGTGCAAGATGTAAGAGATGTTCAAACAGAAAATGTAATGTTGATGTTCCACATGGAACATTTTCCTAAAAGAATTATTAATACAGATGAAAATGCATTTGTAATAGATAACATACCATTTTTAAATATACCTCAGTTTGATTTTAATGATGTTCTTAGTCCAACACCTACCGCAGCAGTGCAGGTAATGACACTTCCTGATGGTGGTTCAGGAGAAATAAAAATAGGTGATAGATTTCAAATAGATGTAGAGGGTGTATTAAGTAAAAACATTACATTTGCTGGCGATACAGGATCAGCGCAACAATCTTCTACAATAGAAAATATACGTAAAAATTTACAAGATATGCCTATATTTGGCGATGATGGAATTGTTGTAACAAGAACAGGAGCCTTTCAATATACAATTACATTAGACGGAAATTCATCAGGAACATATGAATTATTTTCTGGATTTTTTACAAGTGGACAAGGTACAGATGAAATTACATTTGCACGTTCTGCTGCTGGTGTACCAAGGTCTGAAGATGTTTGGTCAGAAACAAGAGGATATCCAAGAACAGCAACTTTTTTTCAAGGCAGATTGTGGTTTGGCGGCAGCAAATCAAAACGTCAAAGTGTATTTGCATCAAGAGCAGGATCATTTTTTGATTTCTTTACAGAGGAAGGAGATGATGATGAAGGTATATTTGTCACAATATCTGCAAGAAATCTTACTGAGATAGTAGACATAAATCCAGATAGAGGATTACAGATATTTACATCAGGTGCAGAGTTTTTATTAACAGGTAATACGCCATCTACAGTATCTATACAAGCGCAAACACAACATGGTTCTAAATTTTTAGAAGCAAAATCTTTAGATGGTGCTACATTATTTATTGATAAAAATGGAAAGACGTTACGACAGTATTTATATAACTATAACGAAGATGCATACAATTCGGTTGACATATCAGTATTATCTTCTCATTTAATTGATAATCCGGCAGATGTAGGTGTGTTAAGTGGTTCTACAACAGAAGATGCAAACTATGTTGTTATAGTCAATCAAGATGGTTCTGCTGCAATACTTAATACATTAAGATCACAGGATATAAATGGTTTTACAAAATGGACAAACGGAAGCACAGGAACAATATATCCTTTAAATATTATTTCTGTATCTACAGTGCACAATGATTTATTTTTTGTAAACAAAAGAACTACTGATACAACAACAACTTACACTATAGAACGATGGGATCAAACATATTTACTTGATTCTGGAATAAAATTATTAAGTCAAACAAGTATTGTTGGCAACGAATTAATTTTATCTTCTGCACATTTGACAGGATTTACAGTAAGCCTGGTTGCAAGAGGAAATGTCTTACCAAATAAAACTGTAGCAGCTACATCAGCAACAAATCAAAATGGTAAAATTACATTAACAGATGCAGAAAAGGCATTTATTATAGCGGGTGATCCCAGTGGTGGCACCATGAATGTACAAGTAGGATTTAATTTTCAGCCTACAGTAAAATCAATGCCATTAAATACTACAGCAGGTAATATTGCGGGTCAAAATCAAATGAGAGATAAAAAGATTACACGTATGAATTTACGTGTTTTAGAGTCTGCTGGCGTTGTTATAGACGGTAATACCGTACCTACGCTAGAGTTTGGGACATCATCGTCTACGCCCTTAAACAGCGATTTATCGCCATTTACAGGCGTTATACAGGATAATAACGGTGGTAATGGTTGGAGCATAGAAGTAGTACCAGAGATAACTGTACCTAATCCTATGCCATTTCACATACAAGCGATTGAATATGAAGTACAATCTTCATAATTATATAAAAGAGGTTTAATAATGAGTTTTGGAATTATAGCAGCAGCTTTAAATATTGCAGGTGTAGGATTAAAAGCATTTGCTACTGTGGAAGCTGGTAAGGCAGCAGAAGAAGCCGCAGAACGCAGAGCAGAAGAAGAAAGAATTGCTGCACAAAACGAAGAACTTAAAAGAAGAGAAGAACTTAACAGAGTTTTATCATCTAATATTTTATCTCAAGCTACATCTGGTATAGCAGCAGAAGGCACACCAGCAAGTATTACATTAGAGCAAGCAAAAACTATCGGTGAAAGCGAGTCTATGATTGGATTAACAAATAGATTACGACAAAAAAATATAATTCAATCAGGAAGAGAAGCGAGAAAATCAGCAAATTTGCAAGCTGCATCTACTTTATTAAGATCAGCAGATGATGTGAAAACAAGTTTTGAAGAAATTAAAAAAGAATTAGGTTGATATGGCTATACAAAGAATAGAAAGATACGGTAAGTTTCAGCCCTTACCTATAGATGAGTCCAGGGTTCGTAGAATGGAGCAACTTGCAGGTTTTGCAGGTGGTATTGCTCAAACTGCCAGAGCATTTGGTGAGGCAAAAGCAGCAGAAGAAGCACCAGAAAAAGCAAGAAAAGCTGTAGAAGAAGCAGTTGAAACAGGACAGGAGCTTCCTGTTGGTAGAGGATATGGTGCAGATGCTTTTAATAGAGAAGCAGTAAGTGCATATTTATCTACAATAGACCTCGATGTTAAAAATAAACTTAACGATTTAGCAGAAACAAACAAAGATAACCCTGAAAACTTTGTAAATGATGCTAATGGATACCTTGAGGGTTTAACAAAAAGTGTTCCTAAAGAATATAAAGAACAAATATTAAGAAATGTTCAATTAAGAATCAAAGAAAAAACAGAAAATGTTTCTGATAATTTTATAAAAAATGCTAAATTAACAAATCAAACTGCAATAGCTAATTCGGTTACTAGAGGAAAAATAGATATTGGTAACTTAGCAAGATCAGGTAGTGAAGAATTACAAAGAGAAAAAGAAATTTTATTTACAACAATGGATGCTTTGGCAGAAAGCAATCCAGAATATGCGGTCAAATTAGCAGAAGAAAAACGGTCAATAGAAAGAAATATTTTATTACAAGAAAATTTAGGAAAAATTAATAGAGTTATTTTTAATGAAGATTTGTCTTTACAAGAAAGAGAAACAAAAGCTACAGAATTTATTGAAAAAGTAGTAGATACTAATTTAAAAGAATTTAGTCCTGAAGAAAAAGATATACTTGTAAACACGCTGTCTGCAAGACTTGATGGACTTCGTAAAAATATAGCAGATCAAGAAAAAACATTAGCATCAGAAGAACAGCAACAACTTGCTTTACTTGATGTCGCAATAGATCAAGGATCATTAAGTGCGGAAGAACTAGAAACAGAAGTATATAATTTAGTAAATGCAGGTGTAATAAAAACACCAAATGAATTAAGCTCTCGTCTGATAAAAATAAGAAACAAAACAACTCAAGAAATAGAAAAAAGTCAATCAATTTTAAGAGTTTCTAATTCGTTACGTGATGGAATGCCAGTAGGCGAATTGCCTGTAACAGAAACTGAAGTTAATACATATTACGATGAACAGTTGTTTCCTGCTCTTGCAAACTCATCACCTATTGAAAGAAGTGCAATACAAACTGAATTTGTTAAAAAGACACATGTTGTCCCAAAATCTTTGAAAAGAGAATTAACCGCAGATTTAGTTTCACAAGATAGTGAAAGAATTGCAAATGCAGTTAATACTATGGACAGATTAGATGAAATACCAGGACTTGGATTAGATATGTTTTCTAAAAATCAAAGCGCGTTTGCAGACCAAGTCCAGTTTTTAACTCCTTATCTTGGTTCAGAAGCTGCTATAAGACAAGCACAAGCAAATACCGACCCAAAAAATACAGATAGAGTAAATGCTGCTAAGCAAGCAATAAAAGATGATGATAAAAATTTTAAAGATTCTTATCAAGAAGAAGTATTAGATGCATATGGTAATTTTAGAGATTACAAATTTGGTGAAAATGAACTTACAAAAGCAGAAATTATAAATGATTACGGTGAGTTAGTAGAAAGTTTTTTTGTTGCTGGAATGAGATTAGAGTCTGCAAAAGAAAAAGCTATGAAAATTATCCAAGCAAATTTTAAATCAAGTGAATTTGGACTTATGAAATTTCCACCACAAGATTATTATGGTATTGGCCCAAATCAATCTACAGAATATATAAGAGATAATATTTATAATCAAATTATGGGTTCAGGTGGGTTATTTGGCATTCAATTAAAAAAAGAAAATATTATTCTTACATCAGATAGTCAAACAGCAAGAGAAGTGTCGTTAGGAAAACCAACTTATATAGTTTCAATAAGACTAGAAGATGGTGCTTTACAAAGAGTAATATTTGATGCACAAGATGAAAATGGTAATCCTATAACACTAAATCGGTATCAAGTTGACCCAGCAACAGAAAAACAAAAAGAATCTGCAAGAATCAAAGCAGAACAAGAGTTAAGATTGCAAGAAAGAGCAGATGCAGCTTCTATAGCACAAACAGCTCAACTATTAGCGTTGTAATTATATGCCTTTTGTACAAAGTAAAGATCAATTTGTTTTTGCAAAAAAAGCAATACCTTTATATGAAGACCCAGAAACGTCTGTATCTCCATCATTAAGGGAGCTTTCAAGAGCATTATTTCGTCAAGAAAATATAGTAGGTTCTTTTATTACAAAAGAAACAGGATTACCTGATTCAAGAAAAGATAATCCTTATTATGATGCTTATGAATTTTTAACTGAAGATGAAAAGTTAGATGAATTTTTTGTTAGTAAAGCTATTTTTGCAGACAACGATGAAGAACTCGCATCATTACGAAAGCAAATTGCTAGAGAAAGAAAAGATAAACAAACCATAGAACAAGGCGGTGCAATGTCATTTATTATGGGATTGCCAGTTGCTTTAGCTGATCCAATTTCATTATTAACAATTGGTGGTGCAGTAGCAAATACTTATAAAGTTGGTAAAAGTATTTTAAGTGCAGGTGCAGTAACAGGATCAATTACAGCAGCAGATGCAGCAATTCAAGAAGCTGCATTACATACACAACAACTTACAAGAACTTTTGGGCAATCTTCTATAAATATTGGAGCTAGTGCCTTACTAGGTGGTGTTCTTGGTGCTTCAGTTGCAAAATTAACAAAATCAGGTGTTGATGAAACTTTTATTAAAGAATTAGAAGATACATTAGACCCTGAAGCAAAAATAAAAACTGGCAAAAATTCTGTAATTAAAGAAAATGTGTCTGATATAAACCCTGATGAAAATGTAAATATTGGAAGTACGGTTGGTGCAGAACAAGTTTATGGTGATGTAAAAGTTTCTGGAAAATGGGCGACAAGACTTGTTAAAGCATTAGGTTTTGATCCGTTATCAAGAACAATTACAAGTGCAAATCCATTTACAAGATTAACAGCCGTACGTTTATCAGAAAATCCTATTAAAATGGATGGAAATGCGATACAAGCAGCAGAATCATTGGCACTTTTAAAAAGTGGTAGATTAGCAGAATCATTAGATAATCATTACAAATTATATAGAGATTTTAAAAAAAGAACAGGCAGACAATTAAACAGAAAACTATTTAATGAAGAAGTTGCAAGGTCACTCAGAACAGGTAAAAGTGATATACCTGAAGTAAAATCGTCTGCTGATTTTTGGAGAAAAGAGCTATACGATCCACTTAAAGAAGAATTAGTCGCTCTTAAATTATTACCAGAAGATATAGAAGTAAAAACAGCAAATAATTATTTGAATAGAGTTTGGGATAAAGGAAAAATTGTAAGTCGTTATGATGAATTTGTTTCTATAACATCAAATTGGTTAAAAAATAAAGATATTGATCTTTATGAAGCTGCAAAAGTAGCAAGTACAAAAGTTGCAAAAGCCACAGGAAAAGAAAAAAAAGAACTTGAAGCAATTATTGAAAAAGCAGAATTTAAAAAAGGCAAAGAATTAGAAGCAGAAGATTATGATTTAATTTCACAGCAAATTGCTCAAAGAATTATTGGATCGCCTGACGGCAGATTGCCTTATGATTGGCAAATGGGTTCAACAAATGAAGCAAGAAATATTAAAAAAACATCTTTAAGAGGCTCATTGAGAAATAGAACATTCCAAATCCCAGATGAATTAGTAGAAGATTTTTTAGATAACGATATTGAAATGTTAGGAACACGATATTTGCAGAATCTAGCAGGTGACATTGAATTAAAAAGAGCATTTGATGATGTAAATATGGAAAATGAAATTAAAAATATTCGTGATTGGTGGAGTAAAGAAATATTAAAAGAAACAAACCCTAAAAAAAGAATTAAAATGCAAAATTCTATGGATGATGATATTGAAGATATTGCTGGAATGAGAGATAGAATAAGAGGTGTATATGGTTTTGGTCAAAATAATATATGGACAAGAATAGCAAGTGCAGCAAGAGATTTAAATTATATAAGATTATTAGGTGGTGTAACAGTATCAAGTTTGCCTGATGTGGCTAGAGTTTTTATGGCAGAAGGATTTGGAAAAGTTTTTGCAAATGGACTTAAACCTTTAATTGCAAACACAAAAACATTTAATGTAGCAAAAGCAGAATTTAGAAGATACGGTGTTGGAATAGATGCAATTAGATCAGGAAAATCAAAAATTATTGCAGATATAAGCGATTATGCACAAGGTGATACTGTAATAGAAAGAGGTTTAAAAGCTGCTGCTAATAAGTTTGGTAAATTAAATTTATTGGATTATTGGACAGCAGGAATAAAGCAACTTCATGCAATTACTATGCAAACAACTATTTTTAATAAATTACAAAAAGGTCAATTTGATAAAAGACTTACAAGACTTGGAATTGATAAACAATCAGCTTTAGATATGTGGGAGCAAGTAAAAAAACATGGTGAAAAAGTTGATGGAGTATGGCTTACAAATGCAAAAAATTGGGATAGACCAGATTTAGAACGTATGTATGGTGCTGCGATAAGAAAAGAATCAGATAGAGTTATTATTGTTCCTGGACAAGAAAAACCATTATTTATGTCTAATGAAATTGGTAAAACCTTTACACAATTTAGATCATTTATTTATTCTGCTACACAAAGAACATTTATAGCAGGGTTGCAAAATCAAGATCACAACGCAGTTGGTGGATTTATTTCATTAGTTGGTATGGGTGCATTTGCATATTACTTAAAACAAAATATCGCTGGTAGAGAAGTAAGTGATGATCCAGCAGTTTGGATAGCAGAAGGAATAGAACAAGGTGGTGCAATAGGATTAATTGGAGAAGTGTCTACGACATTTGAAAAAATATCAGGAAACACACTTGGAATTAGACCACTATTAGGTATTGAAGAACCAGCAGCAAAACAAATTTCAAGAACTGTCTCAGAATCTTTATTAGGGCCAACTTTTGGAAGTTTATTAAATACATCAGTAGCAGCTACTAATGCTATATCATCAGGTGATGAGCTTACAGATGCAGATATAAGAGCATTGAGAAGATTAATTCCTTTGCAAAATTTATTTTTTATAAGAAAAGGCTTTGATGAAATGGAAGAAGTCGTTGGTGATTTGTAATTACTTAATAAGTATAATTGTAAAAATATTTAAGGTTTTGATATGACAGTAACGGCAAATACAACTAGAAACGATTATGTCGCTGGCAATGATCAAAATGTATACAACTATACATTTCAATTAAATGATGCATCAGATGTAAAAGTCTTACTAGGCGGTGTATTACAGACTTTAAATACTGATTATACCGTTCAAAACGTAGGTGTAGGGTCAGGAGGAACCATTACATTTACGTTAAAAGACAGCAATAACAATCCTATATTTCCAACACAAGGTACTGCCATAACTATATTTATGGCTATGGAATTAAATAGAGATACAGTATTTCAACCAAATGGACCATTTCTAGCTGCTGAAGTAAACAATGATTACGACAGATTATGGCTAGCTTGTAATCAACAACAAACTGCAATCAATAGAACATTACGATTAAAAGATCAAGATGCTGCTGTAGGCACTATGGAGTTACCTTTAAAGGATGTACGTAAGGGTAAATTCTTAGGTTTTGATGCAGTTACAGGCGAACCAGTAGCAACGCAATCATTTTCTGGCTCTGGATTTGTAGAAAAAACAGGTGATACAATGACAGGATTACTTAACAATAATGTAGGATATGCTGTCGGAGGTACTACATTTATTAATTCAACAAGAGTTTTGTCAAATGTAAGTGGGGCAATATCTCAATTTACTAATGATTCTAATTTTTTAGATAACACCAGTACCATTGATGCTGGCAACTTTTAAGGAAATATATTATGGCTCAAACTATTCAAATCAAAAGAAGTACAACTACTGCTGTGCCATCTTCTTTATCGGCTGGCGAACTAGCATATAGTTTTAAATCAGACACAAAAAAACTATACATTGGTGATGGTAGCAGCGTTTTTGCAGTTGGCGGTCAATCATTTACAGACAAATTAGATGGTATTGAAGCTGGTGCTAACAATTACACTCTGCCATTAGCAACCGATACAGTAAGAGGTGGTGTAGAATTATTTAGTGATACTGATCAATCTGTCGCTGCTAATTCAGTTACAACAACTGCTGGCAGAACTTACGGAATTCAATTAAACAGTAATGATCAAATGGTTGTCAATGTGCCTTGGACAGATTCTAGTGGCAATAACAAAATGCCTTTGGCTGGTGGTACTTTTACTGGTGATGTCACATTTACTGGCGATAATGGCAATATTGTTTTTGATAAATCAGATGATTCATTAGAGTTTGCAGATGATGTAAAAGCATCTTTTGGTGCATCTGGTGATCTTAAAATATTTCATGGAACTGAAGATATAGGTGGAGTTAATATTGAAGGTTCATACATCATTGAAAATGGTACTGGTAATCTTATTATGCAAGGTTCTAACCTTGAAATAAGAAGTACCACAGATGAACTTTACGCTCAGTTTGTGCAGGATGGTGTTTCAAAATTATATTGCGACAATTCACAAAAATTATCTACAAAATCAGATGGTGTACTTATTACTGGTGAAATGCAATCTGATTCGTTGGACGTTAATGGTGTTGGTGATATATCAGGTAATTTAACCGTACATGGTGATCTTACTGTAAATGGCACTACTACTACAGTAGATAGTCAGACAGTCACTTTTAAAGACAATATACTTCTTTTGAATAGCAATGTTACTGGAACGCCAACTGGACAGGCAGGTCTTGAAGTAGAAAGAGGAACGTCAGTAAACGCATTTATTGTTTGGAATGAAGATACTGATAGATGGTCAATAGGAACAGGATCAAATGCTTCACCTAATGTTCTTGATACATCTACTTTATCAGCTTTGAATGTAGAAAATGTAGCAATAAATGGCGGTACATTTTAATTAGGTAGTCTTTTATGGCTCAAACAATTAAGTTAAAAAACTCTGGTACGTCATCTAATACACCTTCATCATTAGAGCATGGTGAGTTAGCTATTAACTATGCTGACGGAAAGATATTTTATAAAAACTCTAGTAACAATATAGTTGAATTTGCAAATCTTAGCGGTTCATTCCTACCTTTATCTGGCGGTACTCTTACAGGCAACCTATCACTAGGCGATAACGTCAAGTTACAGCTAGGCGATCAAACGAATGGTGACTTACAGATTTACCATGACGGGTCACATAGTTACATAAAAGATAATGGCACTGGCAATCTAAACATACAAACTAACGGTGTAGGCGTTGTCATTGAAGACACATCTGAATCTAATTTGGCTGTGTTTAACGCAGGTAATGGCATTGTTACTCTTTATAAATCTGGCTCACCCAAACTAGCCACCACCTCCACAGGCATCCAAGTCACGGGAGATATTAGCAACGCCTCTGGCGACCTAACACTAGACGTTGCAGGAGATATTAGTCTTGATGCAGACGGTGGAGACATTAGATTTAAAGATGGTGGTACTGAGTTTCTTCAAATATTTAACAATAGTACAGATGCTCACATTTATAATGCTAATCAAGATAAAGACATTTTAATACAAGGTAATGATGGAGGCTCTACAGTAACAGCCGTTCGATTTGATATGTCATCACAGGGTGACGCAATATTTAATAATGATATTTTATTGGGAGATAGCAATCCAGTAAGGTTCGGAACAGACCAAGATTTTAGAGTTTCGTTTGATGGTTCTCATGCAATTCTTCAAAATGTAACATCAAACTCGGATATTGTATTTAAAGGCAACGATGGTGGTAGCACAATTACAGCATTAACCCTTGATATGTCCAGTGCAGGAGCCGCTTCGTTTAATTCCACTATCTCTAGTGGCGCAATTACATCAAGCGGAGTAGTTACAGTATCCAAAGGCGGCAGTACAGCGGCACATGGAGATACAGATTTACTTGTAAGACACAGTTC